GGAAAAAAAAAGGGGACCCTAATGGATCCCCAATTTCTATATTCTAATCAGAATCTAATTACACAGTAGCTAAACCGTCAACGAAGATTCTTCCGTAGAATTCAGGTCTGATCATTTTCTTCGCATATCTAGTCATCAATCCTTTTCTTGGTGTGAAAGTTTGAGGATCATAGATTAGCGGAGTCATCATCAATGGTACATAAGGAGAATATACAGCACCAGTTTCTAAGAACTGTCCGCCTCTAAATCCTAATAAGATTGAATTTTCAGTCATATAAGGATTCTTGTATACTTTGAATCTTGAATTTAAAGATCCAACTTTTTGTACTCCCATTGCAAAGTCCATTTGATCACCGTCAGTTGCAGCAGCATATCCTGGAATAGATTCTAAGATAGTAGCTACAGATGGAGAACATACTAAGAAGTTAGCTCCACCTCTTAAGGTTTTCTGATGGATTTTGTTAGATACTTTTTGTATTTTAGTACCTAAAGTTTGGAACCACTGTCCTTGTGTGTTGTAGAAACCTGCAGAGTTAACGTTCCATGCACTTCCGTTCCACTCTTTGTTGTTAACAGCTGACCATCTTTCAGTAGTTACAGCGCCTTTGATTAACATATCTAAGATCTCTAAATCAATCTCCATAGAGATATATTCAGATAATAAAGATGTTAATTCAGCTTCTGCATCTACGCTATGGTAAGCGTTAAGATCTTGAGCGAATTCAGGAGTCCATTGTGCTTTTAACTTTCTAGTCTTAGCAACAACTGCTTCAGACTTAAGTTCTACATTCACTTCTGGGATTTCGATAGATCCAGATGGCTGGTCTTCGAAGTCTCCTCTTGCGTTATCAGCTGGCTGTAAAGAATACTTTACAACTGCACCGTCAACGTCGTTAGTAATACTAGCTGCAGTAGCGATGAATCTAATGTTTCCTCCGCTTAATGCAGTGTACTCAGGATAGTCTGTTAAATCAGCAGATCCTGAAGATAATCTAAATCCTCTGATTGCTTCTACGTCAAATGTAGATGCTAAAGAAGAAGTAGGTACGTCGATAATTACTAGGTCAGCTAAAGTAAGTGAGCTATCATATCCTACGTCAGCAAGTCCAGGAGCAGATCCTGTAGCTTGTGATGTAATAGAAGCAGATGCTTCGTTGATAGAATATCCGAATCTACCTGCACCGTATAAACCGCCAGATACTTCTTCATCTACACTCATTTTATCATTTCCAGTAGATACGTTACCGTACATATTAGAATTGTTTGCAAATCCAGGCTGTGCTGAACCATATTTGAAATCTAGATAAAATACTAGACCAGAAGGTAAGTTCATTGGTTGTACAGATACGAAATCTTGTGCAACGATTTGAGCAAATACCTTTCTAACTAATGGTAAAGCTACACCAGCCCATTGCTCACCGTCACCAGCAGAAAAAGTTCCACCAGTACCAGTGCTTGACTGTTCTGCTACGATTTGTTTAGCTTGGTTTTCTAAGATCATTGCCATGTTAGATGACTTTCTCTCGTCTAAACCTTCCAATAAACCTGAAGCAGACCATTTTTCAGCGAGTCTACTAGCATCAGCTTGTAAGCTTTTGTAGCTATTAGCGCTTTCTAAAAGGTTGTTAATTTCCATGATTGAAATAATTTACTTTGATTAATTTAAATTTATTTAATTATACCGGCTAACTTTTGCATTCTAAGAACTGTTTCGTTAACTTCTGAAATTACTTCTGGCTTACTTGCAGTAGTACCAGTAGCTTTAGAAGCTTGTCCTAAGTTCTTATGTTCTTTAATGTTTGCTTTTTTCGCAACTACATTATCAGCAACAGTTTCGTATACTAATTTTACCTCTTTCACAGTTTCTGCTTTATCAAAAGCAGCAATAACGTTTACTTTCTGTGATTCAGATAAATCATTTGATTTGAAGACTTTATTTACATAAAGTAGTTTAGCGTTCAGTAGGTTTACTTCTGATAGTTCAGTTCTTAAAGTTTCGATTGTGTCTAAAGCTTCATTTAACTCAACTTCTTCTCTCTGACCCATGTTGTGTCTGATTGCTCCACCTGCAGCGCCGCCAGCTTTTTCAAGTCCAAAAGCTAATTTCTTAACTTTTTCGCCATACTTACCGTCTTTAGCGTTTTGCATTAATGTAGCAAGACCAGCAGATCCGCCGATTACTCCGACAGCTCCAGCTAAGCCTGTTAACATCTCAACAGCTTCAGGAGAGATTTCATTGATAGTTTCGTCTTCAGCCACTGGATTCTCATCTTCAGTAACGTCAGTATCTTCTGCAACTTCTTCTTCCACGCTTTCTTCTTTTTTGTGTTTGCCTTCTGCGGTAGTGTTCTCTAGTTCTTCAAGTAATTCTTCTAAGTTGATTTCCTCCTCTTCAGCAGGTGCTTCATCTTCTAAGCCTTCCTCTTCACCATGTTCACCACCCATTTCTTGAGCAATTAAGTCTCTGATGAGTCCTTTTAAGTCATCGACATCCATGTCTTTAACTTCCATTTCCTCATCTTCTTCGGCGTCGTCTTCAGATTCTTCTGAATCATCCTCTGCCTCAGCAGTTACTTCAGCTTCTTCTACAGTTTCTTCTTCTATAGCTTCGTCTTCGTTCACTTCTTCAGATACTTCTTCGTCCTTTTTTTCTTTGGCAGGAGCTTCATTAACGTCTTCAGTAGCTTCTTCAATAGACTCTTCTTCAATAGTGTCGTCTTCAGCAACTACTTCTTCTTCGTTAACTTTTTCTTCTTCCATTTTCTTTTCATCTTTCTTATGCTTGCCTTCGTCCTTCTTTTCTTTTTTAGGTGCTTCGTTTACTGAATCATCAGCAATCTCTTCACTTTCCATTTCTTGAAGTTTTGCAGCTAACATATCTTTAAGATGGGGCGTCAAAGTTTCTTCTAAAGCGTCCTTCGCATTAGCGATAGCAGCTTCTCTGATAGATTTAGCTTCAGCAATAGCTTGCTTGAATAAATCTTTATTTGCCATTTCAAAAAAATTGTTGTGGGTACGATTATTAAAGAATCGTAATAGGAATTAATATTGTATAGATACAGTATAAACTAACTGTATATTCCTATATAAATATATACGATTTACAAAAACCGTTATACTCTTAAGATATCGTTTATTATGTTATCTAATCTCATTAGTTTAGTGATAGTTTTTTTATTTTCGTTTAATGAGATAGGGTTCATAAATGCTCCGTGAGTTGATGGATTAGATACAAAGTCCCAGCATACTAATTCAAAGTCTGGTTGTACTTCTAAAGTATTTTCATTTGTAGGCTGTACTGAGCCAGTACCTCTAGAAGATATACCGATAGTATGTCCTGCTCTAATAATTTCTTTAACGATGTTTCCGGCAGGTGTATTCAGTAATTCTACTCTACCACAAAGATCATTTCCTTTCCACCATAAGTCTTTTACTATATGTGAAGCGTTTTTTAAGGACACTACAGCAGATTCTGGATGGTCAAGTTCACCGAATGCATTACCATTATTAACGAAATCTTCCATATACTTTTCAACTTCTCTTTCTAAGATAGCTTTCTCGTATACTCTACCGTTTTGGTTTTTTGCACCAGCTCTCTGCATAACTCCTTCTACTTCAAACACTCCAGGTCTATCCTTAGACTCTTTTATAATAGGTCTAAATGGAGTTATGTCTACTAATACTTGTGCCATATTAAATTATTTTAGTTACTATTACAGCTTGATTCATGTATTTTGTAACCTTCTTTCTTAAGCTCAGCAATAATCTCTTTCATTTTACCTTCAGTACAGTGACCTGCGTTGATTATATCTTTACCTTCTTTAGTAAACTTAATACCTTCATTTGCATATCTTTCTTTAAGTTTCTCCATTATTTCATTACAATGTCCTTCAGAAACTTTTATATACTGCTTACCTTCCATTGCTTCATTAGTAACAACTTCTTTACTCTCGCCGTACTTAGATTTTTCTTTAGATAGTTTATCTTTCATTTTTTCTAAAAGCTTAACTTCTTTTCTTAAAGCTTTTACTTCATTCTTATCTACAATCCTTGCAATGTCTTCGTTTTCTTCTAACGTAGCTAAACTTTCATTAGTAGAAGTAATTAATTCATCAATAGCAATTAATTTAGCTTCTATTGCAGCTTGTCTTCCTGCTGCTTCTACTTGAGCCATTTTAGAAACATTTTTTCCTTCTTTAATAATCATTCCTGAGAAAGAAAAATTAGCTTCCATAATTCCTTGATCCATAGGTGCTAAGCCTTTTACTATTTTTTTATATAAGTATAAAGCAACATCTTGATGATCAAAAGGATCTCCTCCGTCTATTTGATCCTTATATATTTCTTTAGCTTTATTAACTAAATCATCTAACATTTGTAAATTAGTTAAACCATCTATTCTATCCATTATTTCTTTATTTTCTTTTTTTAATTTTTTTCCTTCTGAAAAAGGGTTAACTGGTTCATCAGAATCCATATAATTTTGAATCATTTTTAGATTCAATTTATAATACTCTGCTATCGCAGCAATTACTTCTGCAGCTTCTTCTTTTTCTTCAAATCCTGATTCAGCAGCTCTATCGTCAATAATCTGTGTGATCATATCCATATCACCTCTTCCTTCATTTAGTATTTCACTAATGATCTCAGTAATTTTATTCTTAGCTGTTTCTTGAATATTTTCTGCAGCAGTATCCATATAATCAACTTTACCTGTTGCTTTATCGGTCTTTTTAACTTGATTGTAATTTCCTTTTTCAAATCTGAAGAATGAAATGATAACTCCTTTACCGTTAGGAGCTGCTGTTGTGGTCATTATATCACCATCATTTTTATTGATAGCCTGTTTCTTATACCACCCAGAATCTTTTTCAGGACCGTATGCAGTTTTATCTAAATTAAAATGTAAAGCTAATTTCTCTAACTTATCTAATTGATCTTGAGTTTCATTACTTTCTCCTCTTGGTAATATAACTAAGAGTCTTCCTCCTTCTACATCAGAAAGTACATATGCATTATTAGTACTAGCAAAAAATTGTTTTGCTTTAGGAATAGTATCCAAGTCCATTAATACATTTCTTAATTGAGCTGAGCTTATTCTTTTAGATTCTACTCTATGTCCTGTATCTTTTAATCTTTTGATAACAGATTCGCCAAACTCTTCTAGGTCTTTATTTAATGCTTCATTTAAATCGTCTGGATGAGGCATTGATTCTGGAGCATTAGCTCCTAAGTAGTTTTCATACTCTTCACCAATCTCTTCTAAATCAATATGACCACCAACTGTGATATCGTCAAAGTGAGTCATAATAAAGTCTTTACAGTCACCAAAAGTAGCTCCAAACTTCTCTTTAAGGTAGTCACAGATCTGTTGTAGATCTTCTTTAATCATACCTTTAGACTTCTTTGCATCTTTTTCGATTTCTCTTTTTTCTTTATCGGCAATAGATTTAGGAAGTTCTTTCTTATCTTCATAAATGAAATCATCTTCATCCATTTCGTTACCATCGAAATCTACATGATAGTAATATCCTTCACTTCTCTCTCTTCCTAAAATTTCATATCCGTTTTTTCCTTTAATTACATTGGTTATCGTACCAAAAGGATTGTCAGGGTCTATGTCTCCCTTTTCAAGTTTTGCAGGATCGCCTATACCCTCTTTTAAGGTAGCTTTTTTCATACCGTTAATACTATCAACAGCTTCTTCTCCTCTTTTAACTTCAACGTGTTTATCGTTTTTATTTACCTTCTTAGAATCGCCTGATAATAAATGTAAGTAGAAGTTAGGATCTTTTTCAAGGTTCTTTAACGCCTTATCTTTCGCCTTTTTATGATCCTCTTTAGAATGATTTTCAGCAGAATCTATACCTGCTTTTTCTAATTCATAATCAATACCTCTTTCGATAGCTTCTATAGGAAACTTATCAGCTGGGTCTATATATTCTGGTTGGTATTTCTCTACAGCTTTTTCTTTCTTTTCAGCTATAATACCTTTAGATTTTAGAATTGTACCAATAGTCTCAAAATCATTGAATTTAGAAACTAAGTTAGGCAGTTCTCTAATTACATCAGATTTAAACTGTGCTTTAGAAAACTTACCTTCTAATACGGCGTTATATTTTTCAGTTATTGTTCTCATTGTAAGTAATCAAATAATTTTGTACTATGTGGTCTTTTTTTTGTTTTTACAGTTTTGTAACCAAGTTTCTCACCGTATTTAGTAGCATTGTTTTTCTTACCTTTTTTTCCGAATGCATATGGCGTAGCATATTGCGCTCCAGTACCAGGTGTAAAACTAGCTCCTGTTCCAGTAGAACTCTGTTCACGAAGCTCTTGCATTACTTCTTTAACTAGCTCTTTTAACTGACCTAAAGTCATAATGCTTTAAGTTCGTTAATCAATTCGTAGTATTGCATAAGATTAACTAAATGATTTTCATTAACTTTTTCTTTCTTACTTACTTCAGAAATATTATTAATTATTTCATTTAATTTAATCTTAGTAACTTCGTTGTTAACTTTATCGGCTAAAGCCTCAATCCTTTCCTTTATTACAACAATCTCTTTGTTAATTAAATCTCTCAATCTATTAGTTGAAGAAACTGATGTAATAAATTCTTTTAAAATATTTTTTTGCTCAGGTAAAAGATCCTTATACTTATCGTTAAATTTTTCTAATAATAACTTATAAGCAAGTAATCTTAAATCCTTATCATACTTAGAATATTCCTCTATTAAAGTATCTTTTACTTCTCTAGCATCTTGATTATCAGATGTAAGATGTTCTAAAATAGTTACTTTATTATTTACTATAAAATTAGGATCAATTAACTGATCGTTATTTTGAGCTTCCATTAAACAATATAAAGCTGCTAATGGTTTATAATCTCTTACTTTTATAGCAAAGAAATCTTCTATATTATAATTATCTTTTATCTCTGCTATCAATTCATATCTTTGTTTTCTTAAACTTTCTTGGTTTAATTTTCTAGATATCTCAATTATAGTAGAGACAATTGCTTCCGCTTTATTTTGCGAAATTTTATTATTTTTTGTTACAAATTCGTATAGTCTGTACTCTTTTGCTAATGATGTATTGCCTGAGTAGAACTTACGAATTATGTCAACAGCTGGAGAGTCTTTCTTGTTCAGGGTATCCGCTGCTACTTGCTTTACAAGCAGTTCAAATATCAATCCACTGTTTTTATACTTCGAGTGCTTAATCTTCATAGTATACGTTTACTATTATAAATATGCGTTAGTTATCTAAATCTTTAATTTGTTCTTCATCTAACAACTTATCCTTATCATTTTCTTTCTTTTCAAAGATCATTTTCTTAGGATTTTCAAATATATCTCTGTTTTTAGCGTAAACAGATTGTGCTGTTAGTGTAGAACTTTCATTAGATTCCTGTACATTCTCATTATCAGAAGGGAAGCCACCTTTCATACCTTGCACTCCAAGTCTATCTCTTCCACCTACGGGATCGTCATTTGTTCCTATAACTGATTGATGTATTCTTGGTCTACCTTCTGGATTAGGTTCTTCACCATATCCTAGTGGTACTTTAGCGTCACCTTGTCTTCTACCATATAACGATGCTAAGTCGTGAGGTGTACCATAAGATACTCCACTTTCTGCTGGATCGTTACCTTCATTTTCTAGCTGAGTTTGTCTAAATTGTCTTTTAGCATCTTCTCTAACTAGGGCTCTCATTTCATTATACTGATCTTCAGATAAGTCAAATATTTTATCATAAATATAATCTGTAGAGAACATCTTAACTTCAAGCATTTGTCTTGCAAGATCAACTTTTTCTTTTAGTAAAGCTACTTTTTCTTGATCGTATATAATAGAAGAAGTAGTTAATTTTAATTCAAAGTTAGTTAAACTTTCTCCAGTAAACCCTTGTGTATATAAATGAACTAAGGCTATTTTAGTTAATTCAGATTCAACTATTCTTTGAATCCTTTCTATAGTTCTTGCGAATCTAATATCTTCTGCTGCTAATGTAGCTTTACCTTGTAAGTCTCCTTCATAGCCAAAATATGCTTTTGGTACTTTTAATGCAGCAAACATCTTATCTCTTAAGTACTCGATATCTTGAATACCATCATAATTAAGACCAGGTGTAGTATCAATACGAGTAGAAGTATCTCCACCTCTTACAGGGATGTAGAAATCTTCCATCATATTTTGCATATTGAATCTTAAATTATATTCTCCTGTTTGTTGATCTACATAAGGAGTCTTTTTCATCTGATTAACAGTTTTTTGCATAAACTGCTCTACTTCGTTAGGAGGTATAGCTCCAACGTTTACATAAAAGACTCTCTTCTCAGGAGCTCTCATTATACGATGTATTAACATCGCATCTTCCATTAAGGTTAGTTGTTTAAATATTTTTCTAGCTGGTTCAACATATGAACGTCCGTAAGGTAAATAATTATGATCTGATATTAATCTAAAATGTGCTACTTCATAATTATCTAATGTAATAACTTTTTTATTATTTTTAGGTAAGTAGTTAGGGTCTTGTTGAGAAGCTAATCCATCAGGATCTATTTGGAACATTACCTTTTGAGGATTTTCAGGATCTACTCCTTCTTTCCTAACCATATTATAAACTGTGTATGGTAAAACATTATATACTCCAAACTTCTCTGCTATTTCTAATTTCAAGAAATAATCTCCGTACTTACACATTCCTCTAATCCATGACCATAAATTAAATTCAATATTTAATACGTCATAAAATAAATTGTATAATACTCTCTGTAAATTTTCGTCTGATGATTTAATTGATAAGACTTCACCTTGCTCACTTTTTAATGTTGCTTCATCAGCAATGATATCTAACGCAGAAGCTATTAATGGATCTGAATCCATTGCTTCATAATCTGAGTATAATTGAATCCTTAATGTTTGATAATTTAAATTAGGATTAAATATATTCTTATTATTGTATATGTAGAGTCTACTAAACCTATCTAATAGAGAATTAGTTTCGTATCTCCCTGTAGTCTGTATAGAACCTACATCGGCCACTTTGAGCTGATTTCCACCAATGTTTCTTATTACTACATCGGTTGAAAATAGTCGCTCTAATCTTTTAAATAATGATCTATCCGCCATTTAGGGTAATTTTATATATAAATAGTTACTTTATAATAACCAGGAGATATCTTCTTCTCCACGGTCTGTCTTTATAAGATAAGGATTTTTTTGCTGATTTCCAACTTTTTGTATAACTGTTTGATTTCTATTATTTAAGTTAGTAAAAGATGATAATTGAGCTCTAGATAAATCTATACCTTGTTGTCTAAGTTTAAGAGCTGTATCTCTTACATACAAACCAGTAGCAAAAGACATTACTAAATCATCATTATAGTTTGTCTGAGCTTGTGCTTTACCATTTCTCCAGATAAAAACTCTCATTTCTTCTAATAATCTTTTAGATTGTATAGTACATCCACGCTCTCTAATATACTCCATCATTTTAGCAATTACTAACGGTCTAGTTCTAACCGACATAGTAAAACCTGGTACTAGCTGATCTCTTTCATATTTTGACATATAAGATTCAACAGTATCTAAATGATTTTTAGGACTATAATATAGATTTCTATATTCTCTTTCTAATATTTGTTCAATAGTTGACCAACCTATATTAGCATTTTCTACTACTAACAACGCATCGTTATATTCAGCTCCTATTCCTACTAAAATATTTCCATAATCTTTAGGTGATAATTTACCTTTATACTCAGCTACCTGTGTAGCACCTTCTATATCAAATACGTGAAATGCAGAATAATCAGCAGAATCTCCACGAGCAACGTCTGCTACAACCATATACGATTTCATATAATCAGCTGGTTCCCATATCCATAAATTACCATCAACTCCTCTTTTTTCTAAAGGATCTTTTTGATATGTTTGTTCTAAAAATAATAAATCTTCAGGTTCAAAGACTGTATCACCAGATGATAAGAAATCACAATCACATTCCTGTCCAGCCATTCTAGGACCTAAGTCTGAGTCTTGTTGATCTCTCCATCCTTGATTTCTTTCAGGATGTACTGTCCAAGGAAGTTTTATAGGTAAGAAAGAATTTTCTCCTGTCTCTGCTTTTTGCCAAGTTTGATGAAACCAGTTACCAATACCATTAGGAGTAGATAAAGCAAAACATTGACCACCGGTTGCTAGTGTTTGTTGTGCTGCAGTAAACGTTTCTTCAATGTTATCGATAAAGGCTGCCTCATCGATAAGTAGTAATGATACTGCCTCTGACCTAGCAGCATCTGCATTGGATGATTTAGCTTGTACTTTTGAACCATTCTTTAATCTTAGAGATAATTTATTTTTTTCTACTGCTTGTAATCTTAACCACTTAGGTAACTGATCGTACATAAAGATTACTTTTGTTACTAAATTACGAGCTGTTGCTTGAGTAGTTGCTAATGCTAAAACGTTTTTATCTTTTTGAAATAACATCAACCATAAACTATAAGCAGAAGCTAAAGTAGAAATACCTAACTGTCTTGACTTAAGAGTTATAATATACTGATGTTCTTTATATAAATGTAATACTTTTTCTTGGAAAGGATATAAATGAAATAATATTCTACCTCGAGTAGGATGTTGTATGTAGCAATACTTCTTCATGAAGTATGCCGGATCTTTAGCGCACTTAAGATATTCTTGTGCGATTATTTTTTTTATGTCTTTACTCATAACTACTTGGCTTTATAGTCACACATTATATGTGACGGATAAGTACCACCTTGTTTGTTCCTAATGTTTATTTTAAAAACATATTTACTTGATTCAAATACTACATCTATTCTTTTTCCATCTCCACCTGTACCTCCATAATAAATCGTTATACCGGAAGTAGGAGTAGAAGCTTCTTTATTGTAAGCTTCATCTACTAAAAAGAAATCATATGATCCTTCTTTACCTTTTAACATATAATAACCATCTCCGATTCCAGAACTAACTAATCTAGTTAACTTACCTTGATCAAAATCGTTTACAGTTTCTTTAAATTCAGCGAAATTAGTTTCTCCGTATTCATTAAATACTCTACAGAATAATTTGTTATCTATTCCTAACATATCTAATAAAGCTACTCCACTTGAATTTTTGACTTCACCACTTTTCATTTCTTCTGGTGTAAATATTTTAGTTACACCTGCGTTAAAGAAAGTTAAAGTACCTCCAAATTTTAGAGATAAGTAAAATGTTTCTGAATCTTTTTTTATAGTAAGATCGGTTAATGTAGCTGCTATATTACTTCCTGAAAAATCTATAACAGGACCATCGCTTTTAAAAACTATCGGTCTTCTTTTATTTTCTTTACCTTCAGGTACTATTTCAAAATTATCAGGAGTTAGTTTAAACTCTTCTATAATTTCTTTTACTAAGTCTGGGTATTTGTATTCTTCGTTACCGTCTTTAAAGTTCTGTAAATCGTTTACTACATCTCCTTCAAAGCCTATACCTTTGTTAGCACTTGCACCGCCTGCTAAATAAATTGATATTTCTCTATCGTTATCATCCTTAAAGGTAAATAAGTTAAATTTACCACTTTCGTTTTTACCTGTTCTAGGAGGTGTAACTTCTACTTCTGTTTCGGGAAATGCTTTTTTAATTGAAGCAACAAAGTCATCAGCAGATACTTTAGACTTATTAGCTATTCTAAAGTCGTTTGACATATCCTCGTACTTACCAGGATCTGCGGATATAATTTTTTTCTTTGCGTCTTTTTCTTTTAAACCTTCTTTAAGATTAAAACCAAATAATGATTCAAATACCTTTAGATCTTCTTCGTTATCAAGATCAGGATATCCTTTTTTGGTTTTATATGACCATTCTAATATTGCTCTTTCTACAACATTCATAATTACTCAGCATCTGGTTCTTCACCTGGTTCATCGAATTCAATTTCATCATCTCCAGTATCAGCTGGAGCGTCATCTGCACCTCCTGCATCATCACCGAAATCTCCTTCACCACCAGATCCAAAGTCATTAGCATCTCCTCCATCTACATCTGCAGGTTCAGCTGGTGCTTCAGGAGCAGCTAGTCTAAGTAATTCATTTAATTTATCTAATGCTTGTTGATAATCTGTAAGCATATTTAGGGCATATTTTTTACCCATAATTTCTGCTTCAAATCCTTTGCCTGTGTATTTCAAGAAGATATGTTGACCATTAGAAGTATTTACTTTAAAAGTAGAAGGTTTCGGTGCAACAAAATCTATAGAATCTATAAACTCATCATAATCTTCTGTGAATAATGAATTTATAGCTCTTTCTAAAGTAGGAAACTTATTTAAAAGTTCTTCAGTAGAATTAGTTTGTTCTTCTTCTCTTTCGTCTTCAGGCTGTGATTCACCTTCTTCTTCACGTAGAGGAATAAATAATTCTTCGTAAGTTTCCTTAATAAGTTTATTTAGATCTTTTCTTTTCATTTTTTTCTTTATCTTTTAAAGCTTTTTCCATTGGCTCTTTTTTGTCACCATCTTTGTCTACATCTGGATAGTCAGGTCTTTTTTCTTCATTCTTTTTTTCCTTTTCTGCTTTTGTAGCATAAATGGCTTTTCTTTGAGCGTCAGATTTATAATCTCCTTCTTCCATTGCTCTTTTACTGATATTAAGCTTATCTAAATCTTTTACATACTGATCAGTTTTAACAAGTATGGAACCTAAATTTTCACTCTCTTCTCTATCAAATCTATCTTCTGCTGATTTAGTAATCTTTAATAAAATTAATTGAGTTACTCTAGGATTAAAGTCTGGATCTTTATCTTTGAAGTTATTATTATAGTATTGAGTTTGGTGTAATCTATATTTTTCTCCTTCATGCTCAAATTCATGATATTGAACATGTACAAACATTGGTGCATATCTACTTCCCATTCTCTGTTTTATACCACTCTTATCATGAGCTTGTAATGCTTTTACTGCATCATCTTCACTAGCAACTCCCATTGGTACTATATCTGAAAATAATTGTTTAGCAAACATATCAGGTGTGTTTTTAGATACATCATCTATTAGTTCAGCTCCTGTAAAACTATTATCAGTATATTCGTTTAGTTCTTGATTTTTACCTATATTACCAGCTGCTTTTACTAATGCTTTTTCTACTTGATCTTTTTTCTTATTTAAGAATCTTAATATATCTATAACGCTATTTTCTTCTCCAGTAGCGCTCTTAAAAATATGATCAGGTCCTTTTTCTTTATGCATCTTACCAAAGTGCTTCATTTTATCTTTTATAGTAGCAAGCATATCTTGTAACTTAGTTGCTGAGCCTTCGATTGAATCTGGTATTTCGGTATCTGCTATTTCTTCATCTACAGGAGTTTGTCTTGACATATCATCAAATACTCTTATTGATTGAGATAGTCCAGAAATAAATTCTCCTAATCTACTTCCATCTATTTGTATATAATCGAACCCAAAGCCTTTTAATTTACGAGTTGTTATTTGCATTGCTACTCCATTAGGTCCTGCAAATCTTTTAAACTGGAATCCGTTTTTATCATAGAGTTCTGTGCCTTCATTTACTTCTTCTCTAACCGACATTGCAGCCATTTGTTGTTTGAACTTCGCAAATAAATCTCTTGCTTGATCGCCAGACACTTTAGCATCTTGAGCTGCTTTTTCTAAAGCATCTAATGCGTTTGAAAGTTTACCTCCTTTTTTGAACATATCTTCTGATACTTTTTCAAATCCAGATCCGTAAGGAGCTGCTTTACCGTCATGGTCTTCTTTTGCATTTTCATCCATTTCAGCGCTATGATCAGATAATGTAATTCCATGTGCTTCTAAGTCCATTACTGCATCATACATAAATGAATTAGCTTCTCCAGATATAATATCATCTGATTTAAACATAAAATAGATAATAACATTACCTGCTCCGTCATTATCAACGTAATCCATTTTAACGTTATTACCATCAATATTCTGTGCTATGATTGCTTCTGCTTTTTTAAATTCACTTCTTGGTACTTTGATGTAGTGGTGATCATCTCCTTCTCCTTCTGACATAAATCCACCTTTCGTAGCAGCATAAGAATTTACTTTCATTGAATTCTTAACTATCTCTGCAAATCTTGGATCCTCTCCTTCTATCTTTTCATACCCTTCTTCGCCGTAATTATCATTACCTTTATCATCAGTAGTCTCTAAATGGGCTCTTCCTTTACTATATGAATAACGTATTTGATAAACTTTACCTTCATACTCGATAACATCACCTATAGATAAGTTTTCTCCTTTAGCATCTGTTGCTGGTGGATCGTTATCGTCGGCATATTCTACTTCTTCAGCACTAACTTGTTTAGCCATCATTTTAGCAATCTTTTCTCTCTTATAAGCATCGCTATCAGGATCAGGTAAGTCATCTCTTTCACCTTTGCTAAACTGTTGTAGTAATTTAATCTTTTCTATTTCAGAAGCTGATAATCCTTCGTGAAGTTCATTCATAGACTTCCAATGAGTTTTTAGAGCTGATTTGCATACATCTACTTGAAGGATAGGTTCACCAGAAGGTTTAACTCCTACTTCACATATTTCTTTATCAAATGTAAAATCAATTAAATGTAATTTATCTCCTTTACAGTAGAAAACAAACTCATCATCATCACCATCTTTATATTCGACATATATAGTAAAGTCACAAGGCTCAACATTTTTAATTACAGCTCTTGATACTTCATCTCCTAAATCTTTTAAACCACCAATAACTGCTTTAGCAACGTCTTTTGCTAATAATTTAGTTTGATTAAGATCAAACATTTGTTCTTCTCCTTCATCTAATTGATCTACTAGTTTTACGTCAGCACCTTTATCAGCTAAGTCTTTTGCCTTATCTGGGTTATCAGTAGTTACGGTACCTTCTTGTTCTTTAAGTATCTTAAGTTTTTCTTCTAATGATTCTTTAAGAGTTTGTAGTTGCTCTTGCTTTGTAGCAACAGCTTCTGGTGTGTATTGAGCATGATTACCTGACTGTAAAGCACTAAGTGCATACTCTACTTTAGCAAGTTTATCTTGTACTTCTTGGTATGTCATAATTCTGTCTTTATATAGCTATATAATATAAATAGATAATTATCCCAAATACATAAACACTATTGACAATGATAATTTAAATATCTTTGCAGTGCTTTTGCATAATGAGTTCCTTTATCTTTTAGTTTTGAACGTTCTTTTCTTACTTTTGAACAAGAAAGAGTACCTAATCTCTTTTTTAATATACCTGGTTTAACAGGATCATGAGGTCCTTCGTAAAGAACTTCAAGTATAATTTCTTTTAATTTAGACTTTTTTAACTTATTTCCTGAAGCTACTGCTTTTTTATAAGCTTTAGAATTCTTGTGAGAAGATTTTTCTCCTCTTTTCTTTTTAGCATTTATATTAGCCCATAAACTTTCTTCTAAAGGAATATTTAATTCAGGAGCTCTTTTTCTCCATAAGTCCTTAATATCTTCTCTATCTTGCTTATCTAAGTAAAGAGTATATTCTAAATAATCATCAATAACTTTTTCTAAAGGCTGTCTAGATTTTTTTGCTTTTAGATATAAACCTTGTAAGTTAGCATCTATTTCTTTTTCTAACTTATAATAGTCTGGAGTTCCTAAAGTTCTTCTCCATATTTTCCACCAAGGTTTTTTTCCTGTGCTAAGTTCTTTTCTTTTAGCTTGATCAGAATCCATTTCCTTACCTTTTTTAACATTAGGTCCTGCTTGCATCAAATGTTCTATTTCATGCCTTATAATGTTTCTGATGCTCATTGAAATATCTTCCCACTTTTGAGGTAGTTCACTTTTATTAATAGTATACTTTAGAACTACTTGAGGTTTCATAGGTGTTGCATAACCTGATTGACGAGTTGAAATATTATAACCAAAAATAGCTTGTGCTTTATATATAAACTCTAAATGAGGATAATCAAACTCTTTTCCAGGTCCTACTTCAATTTCAAAGTATCCTTTTCTTTGATTATCTTCGTAATCACCTTTCCAAGCATTTAGAGTATACCCAGCTAATTTAGTAACTAAAGAATCATACTTACCTTCAAATAATATGTCACTTAGTGTCAATTGCATTTCTTTTCTCTAACTCCCTTAGTATTATATTCTTTTTCCTACTCATAGAAGGACTGTCATACAATTTTTTTAACTCTTCAGTACTTGTTCCACTCACAGTAAAATGCTTCCAAGTCCATTGATTAGTCATTCTACCATTCTTGTCTCTTTTATATTCTTTGGTACTTGGCTTAATCTTTGGAGGCATATTATTCTTAGTCTAATAAGTATCCGTAAGGAGTTGCATTAATATCTAATCCAATAGGAAAATTTTCTAATTTTAAATCTACAGTCATATTTGCTTGAATATAAGGATTAAAAAATTCTCCTTGTGCCATTAAACAAATCATACCGTCGTGAACGTCTAATACATCAACATTATTCCAAACAACATACTCCTGATCACCAGGTATTTCTACTCCGGCATATTTGTTATCAGGATTTTCCCATGTATAGTTTCCTATATCTAATAATGCGTCATCATCATTAGCATCTGAGTCTAATACATAAAGAGCAAAATGTTGTCTATCTAATCTTGGTTCTCCATCATCTACTTGTAGATAAAGGATAAATATTTTCTTTACAGTATCGCCGTCATAAGCTCTACCGCCGAACGTTTTAATTTGAGCGTATCTTTCATATGGATCGAATGATTCACCATTTAAGCTCATTTCAATATTAGTAATTAACTCTTCATCTTTTGAACAGCTAATTAAAACAAAAACACTTAATAAAAGTAATAATAGTTTTTTCATTTCTTTTTCTTGTTTTTACGAAATTTTTGGATCTGCTTCCACTGAGCATCGTCAGTCTTTCTAGCAGGACCACCAGTCAGTACAGAATTGACTCTTGCCATAGCCCATTGGTGTTGATTAGCACCTGGTCGATGACCTGACTTAAATGCTGCTAAACCTTTATTGTATATAGCTCTCAAAGCACCAAGAGGTGCGTTTGCTTTTTCAGCTTTATTTTTTAATGCTTCGTCTTCTTTACCTTCAGTTACTCCTTCTTGATAATAATCATCATCTTCTTCATCATAATCATCATATTCATCATAATCATCATCATCCTCATAAGGATCCTCTTCGTACTCAGGTTCATAATTAAACATTCCTTTTTCTAACTTTTGATATTGATCTTCTGGGATGCTTTCGACGTAGCTAAGAACTGCTTCAGCAAGTTCGTCTAACATCTTTTCATATACCTCGTCTCCGTACTTACCTACTACAGCGTCAAATAGTTTTTCGAATCTTCTTCTTTCTTCTATAGGTATTTCATTTGAGTTAACTAAGAATGAATGAGCAGGACCTGCTGTTTCAGTTCCATACCCTTCCCAAAATCTATCACCGTCGTTATACCATCTATAGACTATTCTATTCATAGCTCTAATCATCTCTCCTTCTACGAATTCAGAGTCTCCACTTCCTGGTACTAATTTATCAAATAGTACTTGATTTCTATTTTTTAAATCACCGCCTAAAAACTCATTTAATTTGCCAACTGCTGTATCGTAATCCATAGGTATATCTAATTTTGATCTTTCTCTTGCTATTGCTTTATCAATTTTATTTAATAGACCTCCATAATAATCTGCTCTTTCACCACCTTCAGGTTCTACTGATGGATCATTTTCCATCTTTCTTAATAATTGATCTTTTGCAAGTTGTAATTTTTTAATGTTATCTTTAACTTTATCTTCTTTACTAGCTTTTTTAGAAGCGTCTCTTTTCATTTGATCTAACTTTTCTCTTTCAGCTCTTTTCATTTGAGCTTGTCTAAGTTTTATCATTACCGGGTCATTATGGTCTAACGCTTCATCTAAACCGTAGTTAGAAGTTTTTCTCCAGTTATCTAAAGCTCTTCCTTTGGCATCAGTGTATGATTTTTTATCTTTCATAAATTCTGTATCTATAATTTTAAACTTGCTAAACCAAGCTTCATCTTTATTTAACTCTACATCAACGTCGCCATACTTTTCCATAGTACCTGCTTTCCAACTATCCCAATCTCTTTCGTTATTAATCTGTCTTAGACTATCATCGGGATTAGGAGCACTAAATTTTTCAGCTTCAAAGTATGAGTTTAAAAATTTATAATCTAATTTAGATAATTTTTGCTTCACTACTTCTACTTGTTCGTGCATATGATCTGCTTTATGATCACAGTTAGGATCGCCGCATGCAGGACAAGGTATGTCTTCGTAAGCCATTTCATTAACTGATTCAGAGTAATCTCTTCTCATTTTCATCAGTTCATATTGCTCTGGTCTCTCTTCTCTTAAATATTTTTGTAAAGCATTCCAGTTATCTTTCATTTGATCAAATAACTCTCTTGCTTTCTTATCTGAGTTAATATCTGGATTCTTTCTTAATGCTTTTATATCTGCCATTAAATCAGTCCAATCTGAGTATAATTTAGAAAAAGAAGGCAGTTTAATAATCTTATGAGATATAGATCCTGTTTCGGTATTCTTTTCAGTAGCTTTAAATAATGTATCACCATCGCTACTTAGAAAATCATGTTTACCATCAAACTTTGGTTCACCATATCTGATGATCATTTTATCTTTTAGTGCTTTGGGTAGATTGTTAAATTTTAAAGTATCTCTTTCACTTCTACCTGCGGGCATTTCTTTTATAGTTTCTCCAAACATTTTTTCAAACTTTTTAGTGTGTTTAGATTTTTTAGTTTTAGCTCCTTTATCTCCAGGTGCAGGTCCATAATCGTCATTTTTCTTAAAATGAGCATCTCTAGCTGCTTTAGTAGACTTAGATAATCCTTTATGATACTTCTTAGGTTGAGTTCCAGGTCTTGATTTAATATCAGGATCTTGAGCAACCTTAGTTTTTTCTTGCAAGATTAATTCTCGCATGAATGCAATCATATCGGATGATAATTTTTTCTTAGCCATTAAAATTCTAAATTTACACCTAAAAGTATTTTACCTACAAGAGCTAAAAGTATACTAAAAATAATCCATAAGGCTTTATTAACTCCACTTTTCCATCTTTTGAAATCTTCTATTTCAATCAACTTTTGTTGGAATTCTTTATCGCCTTCTTCCATCTTTCTTCTGAAAGCTGTATTTTGGTTTGTTTTAACTACAACTCCGTCTTCTGGGTTAAGTAGCATGTACTTTAATTCGGAAACATCTTCCTTCATTTCTTTCATATCTTCTACCATAGATTTTAACTCGCCATTCGGCATACCTCTTTTGATAGATGACAATTCTTTAAGAACAGATTCTAATAATTCTTTCTGAGTCATAGTTGATTAGTAATAAATTCCTTACCTAAATTTATATATAAATATAGGGTTATAACTTTGAACGAAGATGTTTTAGAAACTCATTCAAGTCTTTTACTACTTTTTCTTTATTTGCTTGAGAATTATGCTTCCATTTTTCCACAACACCATGTTCAGTTACATAACTATTAGCTGTTTCCTCTAATGAATCTAGTACAAAAGCTTCTAAAGAATTACCGAAACTTTCTAAGTTACCCATCATCATTTTCTTCTCATATTCTTCGTATAAACCAGCTCTTCTTAAAGTAGCTTCATAGTCAACAGTACAGTTAAAACAGAAGCCGTGTATCTTATACATCTTTTTAGATAGATGATGTTTCATAGAACCTCCACACTTAGGACAGGTAAGAGGTACTCTTAATGCTTTTTTTGCAGCATCTAATTTAGTAACATTTTGTTTAATGCCATTTTTTATGGTCCAGGTACGTCCTCCTTCTTCCCAAACGTCTCCTTCCTTATGCTTGGTTCTCTTCTTTTCGTATCCTGAACCAGATGTAGTTCTTCCGGTATAATCTTTTTGTATAAGATTACGAATTCTTTTTACATCTTTATCTTGAAAATCTTTTTTTAGTAAGCTTTCATTACTCATATCCTAGCTCTTTTAAACCTTCGAGAGCAGGACTAATATTACCTTTTTTAACTCTAAAAGCTATACCACCTGCTGCTTCCCATTCAGCTATATTTGATTTTTTATCATCTATTAATATGTGATTAGGAGCAGCATATCTTTGCTTATCAGCTGAGTATGCAAATATAACTTTAGGTTTAGGAGAAAGATTATTTCTTACCCATAGGTTCTTTCCTAATCGTGATTGATTATTTTTAGAAGGAGAAGTAAGTAGAGTAGGTTGATACTTTTTAATAAAGTTCCATAACTCTTGACCTCTTGGCATCCAAGGCATACCTACCCAGAATCCTACACCTACATGGTAGTCAATAAATTTCCAAAACTCTTCTAAACCAAATATTGCTTCAAAATCTTTAGGCTTAACTACAGTAGCAATATCTTTCATAGGATAATAATCTTTACCTACTTGATTTAGTTTTGTATGAAATTGAGTTTCAAAATCAGTTAGAACTCCATCCATATCACAAAATATCTTATATTTAGGAGTCTCTACACGTTCCGGAAGGGGATACGCTTCTAATAAATCAATAATACTTTTTGACATAACCTTTATTTTACAGTTTTATTTGTACTATAATATACGAAAAATAATTCAGAAATCCAACTTTATTCACTAAAATATTCATTTTTAATTTTATCTTCCCAGTTTCTAAATAAGATATTACCTTCTAAGTAAGCTTCTTTTTCTAATTCTAATAACCTATCAGATTCATTAGTATTCTGAGTTTGAATATCATTAAGTCTATTTTCTAAATTTTGTTTATGATGAATAAGTTCGTGAGCAAAAGATCTCATAACATCTTTAGGGTGTCTATTCTGAGTATATAATACTATTTCCATTTCTGTTGGACTATAGTAAGCAGTTCTACCAAAAAAGTCTTCTGCTTCTTTTATATCTTTTCTTATCTTTACTTCAGGTAAAGGCTGTATGTTCATACCCTCATCTAATGCATATTCTAAAATTGAACCCATATAAGGAGTATAATCAAAACTTATAGGATCTTTTAATGCTTTAGGAGTTACTATCAAATGAGGAGGTCTAATTTCAATATCTATATCATCAGTAACTAATCCTCTTAAGTAGTTATGTAGTTGTACTAACTTAGCTCTATCTTCAGATTTAACTAAACCAGAAGGTCTCATCTGAGAAGGAGAACTACCCTCTTCTACAAACCATGATTCGAAGATATTCTCTATCGAAGCATTCATCTCTTCTGATATGATAGCGTTTTTAAGTTGTTTCATTATATCTAAAATATCTTTTGGTTCTATTTCTTTTGGAAAAAAATCTCTTACTTGATCTAAATTACCAGAAAGAATAGTTTTTCTAAAATCTGATGCTCTAAGCTGTCTTCCTTTTTCAACTTCTCCTACGATTAATCCATCTACGTTATCAACATTTTTATAAGTTGTAACTCTTTTTAGATCTATAAAATCGTTTTCAGTTCTTATACCAGTTATGGCATAAAACTTCTCATTAGGATTAGCTTCTGCATACTTTTTAGCAGTAAACATAGGATTCATTTCATCTGTTCTAATCTCTACGTTACCTAATTTCTTCTTATAAATATTCCATATCTTTTCAGATAGCATTTGATCAATACCGTTTCTCTCTTTTCCTCCTATACAAATTACTACCTTATTAATGTTATCGTAATTTGATTGAGGAGCGTTAAGAACTTCCTGTCCTTTCTCAAGATAATCATCTATATTGTATACAGAAGCATTAGCACTACCATTCAGTAAAGATTGTACTAATTCAAAATGACCTCTATGTGGAGGTTTAAATGCTCCTGGATATAATGCTATCATAGGAATGCTTGTACTTTACTTTTTATACTGCCGGCATCTGAATGCTGTAGTAATTCGAGAAAAGTATCATCAGACAACATATCAGCAATTTGTTGTATGTTAGCTAATTCTCCTTGCCTTAATTTTTCTCTCTTATCTAAATTCTTTTGATAAAGATTTTTTAATCTATCGATACCGTACTTTCCACTTCTATAATGATGAGACATTTTTTCAAAATCCTTCTTCAATGCTTTTATAGCAGTTTCATCACTTTGAGGTATATCTGTTTGGTTTATAAGTTTATCGAATTCTGCTTTATCTTCACTACCTAATTCAAAATCTTTTCTAAATGTAGATCTAAATTTTTCTCTACCTTCTTTCTCCATATAGGCTTCTAAATAAGCTTCTATACCGGCAGATCCTTTTTTAGCAGCATCATTAAATGCTTTTACTTCCTTATCGTATTTACCTGAGAAATCATTTACAAAGATTGAGAAATTATCTCCTAACATTTCCTTATATCTTTCTATAAGTTTGTAAACATTTTTCCAAGTTATAAAAACTGCTACTTTTGGAACTTTTCTTTCTGCTCTGTTAAAATTACTTATAAAAGAAATCATTGGATGAGTATAGACCATTACCATATAAACATCATATCCTTTATCTAAAAGCATCTGTACTTTGTCAGCGTTAGATGCTGTTGTATCCCATATGAATGATTCTTTTCTATCACTTGCTGCTTCTACATCTTTTAGAACTTGACCAGCAGCGGCACTTAGATTGTTATGGTATGGATGATCTTTATCCTCAACATACTTATCTGGGTTGTAGTTTTTTAAAGTATTAATATCAAGCTGGTTAAGTAGATATGTTTTACCAGCGCCTGCGCTTCCAGCCATTACGATAGCTTTAGGCTTACTTTCTTGTTCAAACAATATGTCTTTAATTTTAATCATTATTCTTTCCTCTTACTCCTCTAGAAGAACCTCCGCTAGAGTTACTCCCTCTACTTACGTTACTCGATCCTCTACTATTATTATAATTAGTACTTGGTCTTACTACATTATTAGTTCTAGGTTTAATATTGTTATTGTTTATAATAGGAGGTCTTCCGTTACTATCAGGTATATTAAAGTTATTATTTCTAGGAGGTCTAACTATATTAGTTCCGTCTGATGGGTTAGTAATAACGTTAACATTTATTCCTCTATTCCTTAAATCTCTTATAATTTGATTTGTAGGATTATTATAGTTTCTAGGTCTACTTCTTCTATTAGTATCTTGTTCTATATTAGAGATTCTACTACCTCTTCTACCATTTACAACTACATAATTGTTATTACTAGCGTATAATGGTTCAGTATAATAAGTGTAGCTCCAATGATTATTTATGTACCACCCGAAAGGATGATCATAATAAAAACCCCAGTACCTATGATGTCTTACATCGTGAGGATGCCACCAATCAAACCAAGGATATAAAGGATCAGGTGACCAAAAACTAGAACTGTATAAGTAATCCCAGTTATTCATAAAAAGATAATTAGCACTAGGCCAACCACGTCTCCATAATCTATTGTTCCAATAATGATTCCTCCACCAAGAATAATTTTGATTTATAGCAAACCTCTTCCAGTCGTTTTGAAATCTAAAATCATTATTAAACTTCCATCTAAGTTTTGAAATAGAATTGATTGTATCAACCTTTATCTGAGATTGATAAATACCGTCTGAGTAGACAGGATCATAATTTAACGTACTATATTTAAATGCTACTCCACAGCTGTTTAGTACGAGCGTAACAATTAATAAAAGTACTAATTTTTTCATATTATAATTTTAACACGGTTGGGTATTTATTATAAATAGGTTCAACTGTGGGGTTCTCTAAATTATACAGTTCGTATATATTTTTAAATAACTGAAAATTCTTATCAATATCATCTATAGGAAGAACCTTCCAACCTTTACCCTGCATAGTTTTACCGTTCCTTGCAGGACCTCTAGAATGAGCTTTTAACCATACAATACCTGTTCGGTCAATTTTTATACCTTTACATTCTTCTAAAGCTACTGCATAGGATGCTAACTGTAGGTCATAAGATTTATGTATACTATTAGAGGTTTTAATATCTAACAACCAAGTCTCTCCTTCTATTTCACAAACAATATCTGCTGTACCAGCATACTTATGCTCATCAGAGTACACAAATGATTCTAATGCAACTGGTTTAGGATTGTAAGTAGTCCAAAATTCATAGAACTTTAAAATCATTTCCCATACTATCTGAGAGTATTTTGCATTTCCATAATCATCCATCCAGGAGATTTCTTCTCCTTGAATAAGTCTTTCAGCAGCTTCATGAACTTGAGTTCCTTCTTTACCTGCTTTTCTCATAATTAGATCGGCGTTATGCCCAACGTCTTTGAGCCAAGACTCAAAAAACTTATTCTTGGGCATATACTGGAGTATAGTAGTTACGGACGGGTAGTATACTCCTTCCGATCGTTTATAGACTCTTCGGTCTAGAAAATTAATCTGTTTAAGCTCTGCATTAAATTCTAACCTGTTTTTAGCATTCTCTTTAAGAATGTTTGTTCCTTGCTTTATCATATAGCTAATTTGTATTGCATAAGAGAAACTAAATTTAACTCTTTTGCTTGTTGTATAAGTCGAGTGAACGTTCTAAAGCCCATCTCGCTAGGATCTTTTTCTTGTAAATCTATAAGGTAGACCCTCTTACCTAAATTAAGAAATTGCTCACAATATTTTAATGCTTGTTTAAAAGCATCTTTATCGAGAGCAATATAAATATCTTTTGCGGGTGATGTTATTATTTTTTTAAGTAACGAATTAGAAATAGATTTACCTAAAATAGGTACTGCATTTCTACGTATCGCTACAGCGTCGAATACTCCTTCACATAATATTATAGGTTGATTCCAATTAATTAGGTTTTCAAAAAATATTATATCTTTAGAAGCTTCTGGGTTTCTATATTTGTAATAATCGTTTTCGTAAGTTCTTGCTACGAAGAAGTTAAGTTGGTTTGACTCATTATAAGAAGGCAAAATAATTCGTCCTCTAAAATCTCCAGTTGTGCAGTATCCAACGTTATATTTAAGTAAATCATTAGGGGTAAATCCTCTGTCATGTAAATAGCGTTTAATTTTATTGGCTATTATAGATTGATTAGAAGCAGAGGACAGAAGTTGAAACTCTTTCGGTAATTCTAATTTACCAACTTGCCTATATTCATAATTATCTCCTTTTTTAACATATCTAAGAATTTCTACTGCTTGATCTTTAGGAGTTTTAAGTTGATAAAGTAATGATCGAATAGTACGGCCTTTGGTCTGGCATACCCAGCATTCCCAAGGATTCTCACCTTTTTCGTTAGCTGCGAAGTTTATTTCTAACTTTGGCTTGTGATGATTACAGAACGGGCAATGAAAAGCATAATTATCTCTTGCTTTCTTTTGGCTTTTGCCAAGAATATTTTCGACCGCTCCTAATAAGAAACTATAATCCATAAATGTCCGTAACTAGTATTAATATAAGATAAGAAAAATATTTTAAAGATCCAACTAAACGTCGGTCATTTTCATCTTACCATTTTTAGGATCAATCATAAAGTTATCTTGTCTAATATCTAATTCTTCAGGATCAATACCTAATCTTTCTGCTTCTCTTTCTAAATCGTCTAAAAATTCTTCGGTAGGTTCTGTTCTGGAAGGTGCCATAACATCCATTATAATAACACCTAATTTACGAGCAGATCTTAAAACGTCATGAACTCTTACAAAGTTTACTGTCTTTTTACCTTTAAGTATCTCTGCATGATCTAATTCTATTTCATCAGTAGTAACTTTTACTGCTCTTCCGTTCAATAAGAACACAGATCCATAGTCCCCAGAGTCTATATACGTGCCACCGGCATCTTTAATCTTGTCAACTGCAGCACTAAATTCTGGGTCATATTCTAATGGTCCTTCTGATAAAACTCTTAATAGCTTCATGACTGTAATAATTTACAATAAATAGCTATATAGAAGAGGTTCCGCCTAGTTCTTTGAATGATTTAAAAATTATTTTTTTCCAAGTAGCTCTTTCTAAAAATGGTTCTTCCCCTGGTTTACCTAATGCATAGTCCAAGTCATGGTCTATTATTTCTTTAATATAATCTCTAATATCAGAGTTTACATAGGTATAATTTTCCCCATATTTTTTTCGATTACTATCCTTTTCAGGAAAATCAATTTGAGTAGAACTAGCAAATACGTTGAATAGATGGTCTGCGTCATATTTAGGTTCACCATGAAAGCGATGAGTTAAAAATCCGTATTGCTGAATATAGTTTTTGCTTGCACAAAAAGTTTTTCGAAGAGTCATACTATGGTAGTCTAGAAGAATATCAGCTGCCATGTTTATTGGTTTCATTTCTTTTAGTAGAAATTCAGCTGTATATGCAGCTAAAGTGTATGCTTGTGCACCTAAGTAAATAAATTTTTCTGGTATTTTTAATTGTCTGTCATAAACTGTAGAGGGGAGATTTTCATTAGGTACATGTCCTCTGCCCCAGAAAAAGCAATCGTATACTTCCTCATTTAGTTGATTTATTAACTTATCAAACTTTCCATTTTGTATATCATCAAACAATATTTGACTTGGTCTAGCATCATCTTCCATTACCATTATATATTGTTTCTTTCCTGTATCTTTTTTATAGATCAGTTCGTAGACTTTTCTATGTGATAGTGCAACTGCTACAATAGTTTTAGAAATGTTTGCTGTAGCGTCTAAAAATTCTTTTAACTCTCCTTTTTTAATTAATTGAGGAAAATCTAGATCTTTAGTCATTATTGCATCTACGAATTCAAATTCAAAATCATTAAAGATGCTCCATGCTTGTTCGAATGCTTTACGTCTAACTTCATTACCTTTTTCAGATATAACATATATCTTATCGGCACCAAAATTATAACTTTTTAGCCCTACATTAATGTGCGGGATATAATCCATACTTATCTACCTTGGCCGCGATACGCTTTTACGTAGTTACGTGAGTTCTTACTTTTTGAAGATTTAGACTTAGCGTGTATACCCGGTCTTTTTTTAGATACTTTTCTATGTAATGCAGAACCAAAACCTCCTCTTGCCATTTTTTAATGTTTAATAACTTTAACTTTTAATTCACCTTCTCCGACAATTATTCTATGATAAGTGTCTTTAGGTATAAATATAGGCTTATTTAATTTAGCAGGCAACTTATTATCAATTTGATAGTACCAATTATTATTATTTAGAGGTACCACAGTTCTGTCTTCTGGGTCTCTATGCCACACCAAATCCTCTTCAGTAAGAGTTTCGCTAAATGTTCTGATTTCGCCTTCTTCTAAGTAAGGTCTACCAGTATCCTGAGAAGTTTCTTTTTCCACCTAATGATTTCCAATAACGTCCAATATTACAGCTCCAATAGCCAGGAGTTGTTTTATCTTTTTTCTGAGCACATTTATGTCTTGCAGCAAAGGATGCTCTTGCTCCCGGTTCATCTATCTTAACAGATAAGTTTCCACTATCACCAAAATTAACTTTAACTACATTACCTTTATCATTTTTTACATAAACGTAAAACTTTTTAGGTCCTGAGCTTCTTTTTGGTTTATTAAGATCAACATCTCTACCTCTATATTCAGCTTCTCCTAATGGGCGACCTTCATCATCAAATGGCATGAATATTTCATCCTCGTCATCTAATTGTTCTTGGTCTGGATCGTGATCTTCTTCTAATGGTAGTACAATATAATCACCATCTCTGTGTTGCTTAACACTTACCATTCTATCAAGCAAGTCTACAATTTCATCTTCAGTAAATCCTAAAGGTAGTAATGCTTTTACTAATGGCTCTAATCCAGCAGCACCTCCTTCTTTAGAAAGTACCTGTTTAATAATATCCATTCCTTTTAAAAGATTTTCATCTGAAGGTTCTTCATATACCATAGGTAGGTCTAAAGGTACTCTTTCT